CCACCTTGAACCAGTGGTGAAACTTTGACTTAACCTTAATACTTTGCTAGAGTATCTCGGCTAATCCCGGATATTTCTGGATATTAAAGACTACTTAGTTATTACCTGAAAAGCTATTAGCTAATCTAGTTAATAATAAGTGTTATCTTTAAGTCAATAGAAAATCTCCGGTTTCTTCTTTATTTTAGAATTAATAACTCTAAAATTAAGATTTAATCAAAGTCCACATCCCCCATGTTATCTCTAACACAGAGATCAACTTCTTAACTTCCTAATATATCTATATTTTCGTATAGTAGGGATTAAGAAGGGACTTAGGAGTTAGGTGAAGTTTTGTGACCTTCATCTAATAAAAGTTTATATACGTGTAAAGTATACAAAAGTTTTATTATATGAGAGGTTACCCTCCTTATAATGACGATGTTCTTTTACATGTCCCTATAAGATGGTTTATTCACCGTAAATGTTATCAAATTGAAATTAACACTGAACTTTAAACAATGAAATATAAGAATTTTAATTCTAATAAATCAAAATTTAAAAGTCCAGTATTAACTTTAACTTGAAACACGTTACGCTGGATCGTAAAATATTCTTCATATTTTACGAACACTCGAGTGCTTGAAGATCATGAGAATTTCCTGTCACACCTTGACAAAGTTTTTGTCAATCGTGGTAATCACGGCTTAATTAAATATTTAAAGCTCGTGAAGACAGCTTTGATAAAGTATCTTGGGAAAGATCCTTTACCAAAGCTTGATGGAGTTCGACTTACTTCTGATGGTATTCCCTATTCCTTAGGGGATCTTGTAGAGACAATACAATTATTATATCACCTAGAGATTAAACTCTAGCTGTTGTAATAACTGTATTGACTTGTACAAGATCCTTGAAAGTCGGAAAAGTACCTGATATCGAACCTATTGAGCAGGCATGTATAGTCATGTACCTAGCTTTTTAAAGCAAGATATCATGAAATTCTGATCGGAATTAGGAATCTGTACCATGAAGAAAGGTAAAGTCCGAAATTCCTGTAAATGGCGCTCTTGACACTTCACTACAAAGGCAGGACCTAACTCTTCTAAGAGTAAAGGAAATGCCCTGTATACAAGTCTTTCAGACTTGTATGCTTTAGACTTCAATACTATTGAAGCACTAAAAGTAATTGGAGGCCTTAAGTTTGCTGATAAAGTAAATCAGCTCTTGGCTCCTGGAGTGAAAGATTTTCTTTCGGAATTCTTCCCAACAGTTGGTAAGGTAGTTCGAAAACTAACTTACTTTCCTGATAGAGAAGATAAAGTCCGGGTTGTAGCCATTCTTGACTATTTTAGTCAGAGTGTCCTAAAACCACTACACAATTTCTTATATCGTGTATTAAAGAAGATCCCTCAAGATTGCACATTTGATCAAGGTTCTTTTAAGAATAAGTTAAAAACTGAAGATCTATACATAAGTGTAGATCTCAGTTCTGCTACTGATCGGTTTCCGATTATAGCTATTAACGAACTCTTAAAAGGTGTACTACCCGAAGGTTACGTCGAAGCATGACGTCATGTCATGGTCGGCCTTCCATTCAACTACCAAGTTGAAGGAGCAACTCGTACTGTGAAGTACGGTGTTGGTAATCCTATGGGTGCTTACTCATCCTGGGCAAGTTTTGCCTTAAGTAACCATTTTATTGTTTACTTATCCTGTAAAAAGGCAGGAGTCTCATGGCGTAACTTATCATATTCCCTGTTGGGAGATGATATTGTTATTGCTTCTGAGAAAGTAGGTAGAATCTATATCGAAATAATGAACTCACTTGGTGTGGAGGTCTCAAGAGTCAAAACTCATGAATCTCCATGACTTTATGAATTCGCGAAACGTTGAATTTATAAAGGCCAAGAGGTTTCACCGTTTCCAATCTCAAGTCTCAAAGAGAGTTTAACCCGATATTATCGGTTAGTTAATTTGCTCTTAGAGACTTATAAGAGAGGTTGATCTTTTCGATGTGGTACAAGTACGTTGGTTGCTTCAATATATGAGATCCTGAAAAGGATACCTTCAAAGTATTGTAAAACAATACAAAAGAGGTCATATATTTGCGAAAACATGATATTACTCATGTCTGGAACCATCTCTAGCTTGGATGCTTTTAATAACATCCAAGGTAGCCTTGGGTACCGATATCACCTGCCTAGAGGAGAAACTCAATCATATGAGTTTTTCTCTTCTTTGGCTTATGATATATTCGCTACTAGTTGGGACCGTACTCTGAAAACAAAAGTTGGTCGTGTTCTTGTCACAATTGAGGACAAGGTCAAGGATCTTGGCGTCTTAGAAGCGCAAAGGAAAGCCTTTGAATTTAATAAAATTCCAGGTCTTCCCCAGCTAACTCCTGAGATAGTCAAGAAACTTGTCCTTGAAAGGGTAATCGCTATAAAGCGGTCACTCTTTCCCCAAGAAGGGCAAAAACAGACTTCTCTCGTTACAGAGGCGGTTGCTAAACAAGTTTCTAATCTTCGTTCGAAGTTAGAAGCCCATTACGTGGATAAAATATATAAAATACGTTATCCATCCAACCGTGAAGTACCAAACCTAGGACTCTCAACTTTTAGTATCCCTTTGTTCAATGTTATTGAACAATTTAGGAAACTAGAAGTTCAGATAGAGAAAGAGCGAATCAGCTATGGATATATACCTGGAGGTTTACAAAATTGACCTCTTAGGCTAAAATCCATGCTGGTTCCTTTAGACAGCTCTGTTTTCACTATGAGAACAGATCAGGCTAAAGTAGCAACTCTTTCTGCTATAGGAAGTAAAATCGAAAACCTCATTACTAAACAAATAAAGACATGGTCTCTAGATGAATATCCTGAGCCCATTGTTCCTACTGTAAAGTGTAGTCCTGCGTACTATTTTATATTACCAATAATTCCAATTATCTTATTATATCCTTTCTTTTGGATTGTAATAAGAGATTGGCCATTATTAGTTTTTATAAAATGGTATACAGGGACTATGACCTTATTCTATTGAATAATTAGTCGTTATTATGGAGTAACCTACTTAACTTATGTTAATGTAGATTGACTGCCACAATGATTTGTACAATACAGTGAAGATTCATATCTATATTATGATTATTTTTATAACATATATAGGTATGCCTTCATTATTTGTATGATTTTATTTGTGGTAGCTACTCTATGAGAAGCTACTAAATTCATTTATAATAGGATTAAATGAGTAATTAATTTCTCGAAACCTTCAAGAGCTCTAAC